TGCCGCGCCGTTTGGTGGCGGCGTGGGTTTGCGGCAGTACGCTTTTAATTTCAATCCCGCCATCTTCTCCGACTAGGCCGTCAGGGGAGCAGCCGATATAGTCATTACAGAAAAAGCCGCCGTTTTGCACGGTGCAGAATGTTTCTGCTTCATACAAGGCGCGGGCTGTCGGTTCTTCTATGTGGCCGCGTTCCATGTCGGCATTACTGTATCCGTCGCCGTAGTGGGCACGCATGGAGTGGCCGTTGATACGCTCGAAGGCGATTTGCACGGCAAGGCGTTTGGCTGCGTCACTGAAGGCTTTGGGCTGGTTGGCCATGATGACGGCGAAGTTGGAGGCGGTCAGCCGCCCGGCGCGCAGTTCTTCCCACTCAGGACTGTTTTGTTCGATGTCGTACCATTTCATAACTGGTCTGCCTGTTGGATAAGTAATTGCCGGTTCTCTTCGCTGATGTAAACATGGGCTTCTACCGCATCTAAATTCCCTTCGCGTTTATAGGCATCAAGGGCGCGCTGCCACATCTTCTGATTGTCAGGGGTAAGCTCACGCTTCTGTGGTCGGATGGCGGCGGGGCGGATGCGCAAGCCTTCCACGGTTTCGCGCCCGAATCTCACGTTGTGGTCTACATAAATTTCTACCTGCACGCCGTTCCAGTCTTCCAGGAATGGGCTGCCGATTATCTTGGCCATCATCTTGGAATTGGTGGCGTTTAGTATCATGGGCTTTAACGGCTCGCCTGCTCTGATTTCACGCTCGACAAAGTAGGCGGTATTCATTTTGTCTTTGGTCTTTTTGGTCTTGTCCGCTTCGACTTGAACGCATCTGATGGTAAGCACTACCGGCTCGACAATGTCGGCGGCGGACAGGTAGGGGCTGTCGAATACTTTGCGATAGTGGGTTTTATTTTGTTGGGTCATGATTGGCTCCAATTATTGGATAGTCGGCGGTACTGCTTCGGATAAGCCAAGCTCGATTGCTTTTTTGTTGGCTTTGTCCAGCAGCAAAATGGCTGCTGTAACAACTGCCACGAAGTCGTCTGCTGCGGCATCGTCTGCTGCGGCCAATTGCCTTGCCTCCTCTGCAATCGGCAGGATGATTTGCCGGATGGGCGGGATGGCTTCGGTGGCGAGCATCTTGCTGAGCTTGCTGGTTGGGTCGATGGTGTAAATGTGCATGGCGGCAGCGGCAAGGCCGGCAACCATGCCCAGAATGTCGCCTGCGCTGACGGGGTGTTGCTTTGTAATCAATTCTTTACTTTTGCTCATTGCGGTACTCCAAAATCTCTTCCAAATGTTATGCTTAACAACTCTCTCAAGTAATGCGGCAGCGGCATATTCAGTGTTTCTATTTGGGCAAGGTCGCAAAGTCTGATAGTGTCGGCAGCCATTAATTCTTGGCCTTTCTGCTCTTTCAGCCATTGCTCGACTTGGCCTATACCATCCTTGTTGAGCCTTTCGAGTACCTCTTCCAGCTCAATCTCAACTTCTACGTTGGCATAAACTTCACGTTCGAAAATCACGGATACCTCCTATTCGGTTGGTTCATACACCACGCCGCGCATAATCTGCACGTCGTCCATCTCTTGATATTGCCGCGCCAGTTCGGCGGCTTCCTGCGCTGCTTGGCGGTCTAGCTTGGCTACCCGCTCGGCGGCGGGCTCTTCGGCTTGTAAATACTGGTCTTGGCTGTCTAGGGTTGGCATGGCGACAAAGGCCACGCCCATAAAAATAGCCGCTATCCAAGCGGCGATGCGGGTTTTCATTTTGTAGCTCCTGTTTGTAGTGGTGCAGGCGCGCGGTAGTTAGAGGGGGATTACCCTTGCAAGGAGTTCAGCCGCCGCCTGCTGCCGGTGTTTTGCCCCACCGCCGGCTGGGGGTCTGTCGCCAATTTAAGCAAATGCCATGTACTGTTTGTGTGTACCACCAAGCGCGCTCACTACGCGCTGCTTGGCTTGGTTTAGGCATTTATCTGCATCTTCGCCGGCTCTCACTGCAATGCTGAATTGGTCGCCGATATGGTTGCGAACATGCTCGAAATCGCCCTCACGGTAGTAGTCGTGCTGGTCGATGTAGTCTTGTTTGTGCTCGTCAAACACTTCCAGCACTTGCATAATCGTCCATGCTTTTTTTAACTTCCCGATTCTCATGATGCTTCCTTTCTGATTTCAGATAGCCAGCCCGCCGGCTGGCTGTGGTTATTGGTTGGCTGCTAAGCCGATGAACTGCTGTTCTTGTTCGCGCCGCTCCTCTTCGCGCTCTTCCTCTTCCTCACGGATGAGGTCGTCGGCTTTATCCATCATGTGCTTGATGATGGCGGCCTGCACCTCTTGGCTTAGCTCGTCTAGGATTTCATCCAGCGTTGTGCCTTGGATGAGGTTCATGCCGCGCTGTAGCACTTCGGCGGCGCGGCTGTAATTCCCGTCTATGTTGATTTGCATGATTTGCTCCGTGTTAGTTGGCGGCAATGGCTGCCACGCACTCTGCCCATGTGGGCATTGGGATGTCGAGCGGCAGGCGCTCTTCGTTGCGCTCAAGTAAAAACCAGTCGATATGGTCTGCCCATGTGGCTTGGTCGTTGAGGTCGTAATTTTCTTCGCCGTCTATCATGGCTACTTCCGCCCATTCGCGGATGATTTCGCTGCGGTATTTGTCGGCCAATCGTTCGGCTTCTTCTTCCTGCCGCTCGGCTTCGTATTCGGCGGCGGCGTTGCGGCGGTCATGCTCGTATAACTGGCGGTCTAGCCATAAGTCGTATTCGTACATTGCTCTCTCCTTCAATGCTGTCGAATGTTTAATCAAGCCATCTACTTGAAATGGCTCTGTTAAAAATTCGCCTCGGCTTTTACTCGCCAATTTTGTTTCGCTGCCCGCTAGGGCTTATCGGCCTTGCCCCCAGCTTTCAAACTGGGCTTGCCCTCTTGTATCCCGCTAGGGCTTGGCTCGTGCGGTCTGTTTCGTATTTCGTTGGGGCGTATAGTACTATCGTACTCAATACTTGTAAAGTACTATTGTACTTGATTTCAGTATAAATTACTTTAGTACTTGATTATCCGTTGAATTTATTTTTCCCGCAGGCAAAAAAAAGCCGCGCATGGCGGCAAAGTCAACTACTGGTTTACAGTTGGATGGGATTTGACGGGCAAAAGAAAAGCCCGCGCGGGGCGGGCTTGAAATAGTAACTGCTAGAAAAAGCGAAAGGCCCCGAAAACCGGAGCCATGACGCCGACCAGGGAACCCCCTAATCCACTTAGGGCATAGTATATACCTATATGTATGTAGTATTCAACTTACCGCTTATTCTTGGCTGAAATCACAATCTTTTCATCCAGCGCAAATAGCATAGAGACCATTGTTTCGACAGTCAGATTCTCGCTGCCACCCATAATTCTTGAAATCAGAGATTTACTTTTACCTGTGCGCTTTGACAGCTCGGTATAGGAGATATTTTTCTCTTCAAGAATATTGTTTAGCATGATAGCGAAATCCACTTTCGCTTCTTCTTGAGCTGCTATTAATTCATAATTCTCTATTGTATTCATGATATTGAATAGCGGGTTATGGGAGTTGGTAAATATTATTTATCCTTCGGTTTCTTATCATGTTTTTCTAATGCACGCTTGGTTTGTTTGATACCAGTACGGACTTTATTGATTTTTTCATCTGAAAGTTTCAAGTCTTCTGGGCGCGTGCCAGATGTTTGCATCATAACATTGCGTACACTTCTTCCTACCTCTTCTGCTGCACGCTCTAAAGGTTTTTGCCCTTTTATATTTTGGTTGCGTATCTTGGCTTCCGTTTGAGTAATCCTAAATGTATTGGCTGCAAGCTCTTCCGGATTCATCAGGTCTAGTAATGAGCCTTTGAAATCTCCAACGCCTTTATAGTTTTTCAACTTGCCTATATTCATATTGTACAGCCCGCGATACCCGGCATTTTGGAATAATCCGTACTCTTCAACGCCGTGCTTGTGCGCTATATGGTTCAATGTTTTTTCACGATCAGATATATCGCCACGCAGATAAACTCGGTTTACGTCATCTGCATTTCTGAAAACCGCATCTATTTCTTCGGCTAGTTTAGCAAAATAGGCTTGCGCAGCAGCTACCTTCTGGTTGTTGATATTGCCATTCATAACTGTCAAATAACAGGCAAAGCGCGTCATTTTGATGTCATGTTCACAGTTCGTAGACGCTGTCTGTATGAAGTTTTCTGCAATAGGAATCTTTAATTGAAAACAGACAGCGTGCGCTCTATTGATAGCATTATCGATAGCTTTCATATTGTCATAACCCAGCATCATAGCGAGGTCTGATGCATACCAAAAAACGTTGTCTTCTTTGTTAGCAAAGTCGTCAAATGTAGTTACAGAGCCTTCACTAAAGACAGTTAGTTGTCTACTCATATCACATTGAAATTTTGTCATAAAACATCCGTAATTATATCATAATTAACTGATTAATATTGATTAATCTATATTATTAGCGCCTTATTAAAGCCATTAATCCAACACGCTCCACCAAAACACGCGGCCTAATCCTCAACCATCCCCTGCGGCAACGTCCCGCCCTGCCACAGCACTTCATAATCTCCTGCTTCGCCCGTAGCCTCGTCAAACTGCTGGGCTATCGCAATCGCTCCGGCCTTAGTCTCCGCCATCCTTCTTGCCCGGCTGATAGCCTGGTCTGCTGATGCGTACTGTATCGGCTGCTCGTTGAGCAGTTTGGTGGTGGCCTTGCCTTTTTTGACCTCGTAGGAAAAGGCCTGGGCTATGTAGATGGTTTTCATGGTGCTCTCCAGAAATCAGTAGCGTTTAATTTTTTCTTTAACCACGCCGCAGAAAACCGCATCATCCCGCATCTCCATTACGGGATAGCGTGGATTGAGCGGTTTGAGCAGCCAGCGGCCGCCATCGCTGATGAGCTGTTTGAAGGTAGCCTCGTCGCCGTTTTGGCGGATGATGACGAACTTGCCGGGGACGGGCTCTTCTTCCGGTTCGACGATGATGATGTCGCCGTCGGTAAATTCAGGCTCCATGCTATCGCCATCTACGATTAGGGCGTAGGTGTGTGGTCGGACTTTGATGCTGGTGGAGATGCGCTCTCCTTCGCCGGGCTGGAGTAAATCAATGGCCTGCGCCCAATGGCCGGCTGTTACCCAAGAAACGATAGGGACGGTGTTTAGAGGGATACCTAGTTCGCGGACGTTGGGACTGCTCCCAAACGGTGTACCTTTACCTGTCTCTAACCAAACCGCATTGACACCCAATGCCATAGCCAGCGAAGCAATATTGGTGGTTTCCTTGTTCCGGCCTGCTTCGATGGCTGCAATAGAGGATTGGGATTTGCCGATGCTTTTTGCTAGGGTAGCTTGGCTCAATCCCTTCTTGGCCCGGGCAAACTTCAAACGTTCTTGTAGTGTTTTCATCTTGATTTCCTTTTGTACTATTGTACTTAATGGGGCAAGTATCTTGGTGCTTGCATTTTGAGTACATTAGTACTTATAATGCGGCTATTGATGAGTAGGATAAGACTATGAAACCGAGAACTCTTGTGGCGAATATTAAGAAAAAAGGCTTAAGTAATGAGGTTATTGCAAAAAATATTGGCTGCTCTACCGCTTATGTGGCGAAGCTGAACAATGGCACTCGAACCACCCCTTCATACATTGTGATGGACAAGCTGCGCGCTTTGTATGCGGAAGTATTCGGGGCTAAACCATGACTGAATTATCAGTGGAAGTCATCACAAAGGCACACAAGCTGCAAGCTGCTGTTTTGAGAATGCTTGCGGATAAATCACAGCACGAAGTCGCGCTGCTGCTTGGTATGGATGATGCCACCGTGAGCCGTTGGAAGTCTGACGAATGCGGGCTAATGCGGGCGGCGTTAATGATTGCGGCCTGTGGCGGCAAGGTGGTGGCTGAAGATGCTGTGGTGGTGAATGCCGAAGAGTATCGGCTGATGTGCCGCATCTCGGCTGAATATTTCGCCAGCCGGGCGGACAGGTAAAAGCGCAAATATTTTTGAGAAAGGAAAGAAGATGAAAGAAAAGCTGGAACTTGAAGTGGGTATCCGCGTGAAGCTCAAAGAGCAATCCGCCCTATCGGATGAAGACAAGGCGGAGATTAAAGATGCCGTACTGACAGCGGCCAAGCAGTCCTCCCTACCTCCATACGAGCTTGCAGGCAGTCTGTTGGCGGCTTTGCAGTTGATTAATCAGGCTGATTAATGGGTGGCCTAGTAATGAACATTCCCCGTAAGGAATTCGGTACGACAGCGCGGACACCGGTGTTTAACAACCACACCAGATGCTCCCGCGTATTGCAGGATAGATTTGATGCCTTCCTGATAGCAGTTTGTACAAAGGTCGTAAACGGGTGCGCCGTCGGGCTGCGCTTCCTTCAATCGGTAAGTCAGCGCTCCGAGCGGATGCTGGTACAGCGCGTAACGCTGTTTTTCTGCTTCCCAATCTTTCTGACGAGCAATCTCGCCTTCCAACTCTGCAATTCTGCTTTTCGCCGACGCATGCGCTTCTTGGGTGCGGAGGAGTTCGGGGTAAATGCTGGAGATGATGCCGTAAAGCTCGGTCGTCTTTTGATGAACTTCCATCTCCGTTTTAGCGTTTTGAAAAGACTGGAGAACATCGCTCGCCTGTTTCAGCGCGGCAAAAGCGGAAGCAATAGATGACAACATGGTTTCGTGGTCGGTTGTTGTGAGAGACAGCCATTTTACCACGGCAGACAAAGCGGAAAGGCGCTTGGCAGCCCGGACAGACGGGCAATCAGAACACTTTGTAGCACGGATAGAAGGGTTTGATTTGGTAGTGCAGGTAGCGCCCTTTGGAAGGGGCATTCAACAGTTCGTGATACACGCCTTCCGGCACGCCGTAATACTGGTAACAGCCGCCGTGTTTGAAGCGTACTTCCAAAACCGGATATTCATAACCAACGGAGAGTAGGTTTGATGATGAAACAAATTGATGGTGCATTCCCGGCGTCTTTCGAACGGATGAGTGATACGGAAATTATAGCTTATTTCAAACGTTACGGATTCAAAGACGAGTTAGGACACACGTTGGAAATGTGCGGGGATTTCCTAGACTTGGTGCGGTTTGCCAAGCGGGAAGATTAGGTAAAAGAAAAGCCCGCTGGGCGGGCTGGGGAATCACACTTCTTTAACCGGGGTGCTGGCTGTAGTGGATTTAACTAAGTCTATCGAATGGGAACAACTTTGTTTGGATGCGTAGCCTTCGGAACTGACGGCGATGACTTCGTGATTACCGGCTTTCAACCGCCAGCGCCATTCATTACGGGCATCTCTATACATTTCGAAATACATAAAGGAACTCCTTATGGATTATGCAAAAAATGAATACACGTTCTCCTACCGTTTCAAAGGCAGGATGTGGTCATTAAGCATTTGGGCGGACAGCCCGGAGGAAGCTAGGGAAAAACTGAGGGCTGCGGCCACCGCGCGTTATGACGGGCAAATCATGCAACGGATTTATGTGCCGGTCAAGATGGCTTGGTTCCGGCGTCTCCGGAAGTGGTGGGGCGAATAAAGAAAAGCCCGCACGGGAATGCGGGCAAAGGATATTAACGAAATATAAAGGAGGCTTAATTATGGCAAATAAAACGACACAAAGCAATCAGATTTTGGAATACATGCGCCAAGGTAACAGCATCACGCCGCTGGAAGCATTAAACCTGTTCGGCTGTATGCGTTTGGGTGCGCGGATTTATGACTTATCGCAGGCCGGCCACGTTATCCACCGCGAGATGGTGCATGACCAAAGAACGGGCAAGAAATACGCCAGCTACCGACTATTGGAGGTAAGCCATGCGTGAGCGTTTTTGGAATTGGGCGTTTGCCCGTGCGTTGGATTTGACTGAATTCTGTGAGCGCCGAATGTTGGCGGCGGTAAGGGGTAGAAGATGAGTATCAAACTGCAATCGAGAGTGTGGGATAGCACGCTGGAAACCGGCTTGAAAATAGTGTTGGGCATGGTGTGCGATGCAGCTAATGATGCTGGCGTGTGCTGGCCTAGCCAAGAGCGGCTGGCAGCCAAATGCAGCATGACCACCCGCACTCTCGGCAAACATCTGAACACTTTGGAAGCACTCGGTCTAATTACCCGCGCCCGTCGGCAAAAAAATGGGCGGCGGTCTTCGGATATGTACCAGGTGCATATCGAGCGACTGGATAGCTTACCAGAAAATCTTTCAGGTGAAAAAAGTTCAGGTGAAAAAAATTCACCTGAAAAAAACGACAGAGCGTACCCGAAAGTTTTTCCAGAGTTACCCGAAAACTTTTCGGGTTCCTTAAATGATGAACCATCAGAGAACCATCAGATAGAACCGTCATTAGTGGCGACGGGGATAAATCCCGCCGCTGCCGAACCTGAATTTCAGCTGGCAGAAATCCAAACTGCCAAGCCTGCAAAACCAAAAAAACAAGCCAACCCGGACAACGTGGCAACTTGGCAAGCCTACGCTCAAGCCTATCGCAACCGTTACGGCGTGCTGCCTGCCTCGAATGCCAAGACACGCGGACAAACTGCGCAACTGGTACGTCTCGTTGGCAGGGAGATTGCCCCGCATCTGGCGGCCTACTTCGTTTCCCACAATAACCGCTGGTTTGTGCAATCCCGCCACGAAATCGGCTGCCTGCTTCGGGCTTACCAGCAGGTGCTGACCGATATGCAGCGCGGCGAACAGATGACCCAAGCCAAAGCGCAACAGGCAGAACGCACGCAAGGCAACTTGGATGCAGTCATGCAATCCGATGATTTGGAAGCATGGGAGCGCTATCAACGCAAACAGCATGGAGTAGCAGCATGAACCAACAGGAATTTTTGGCTAAACGCGCCGAACTGAAACGGGCGCTGGCCGTAACCGCCGAACTGACCGGCACCGCTTTGAGCGCAGCCGCTGTGGATGTGATGGTGGATGACTTGCAAACCTACGACACGGCAGCCGTGCTGTCCGCACTCAACCGCTGCCGCCGCGAACTGACCGGGCGTTTGAGTTTGGCGGCGATTTTGGAGCGTATCGATACCGGCCTGCCGTCTGCCGATGAAGCGTTCGGGATGCTGGCCGAAGGCTGGCGCAATGAAGAATTGACCGTGATTGTGCCGGAAATCGCCATGACGGCTGCGGGCAATGGGGCATGGGAATTGTTCGCCACCGGAGACAAAACCGGGGCGCGTATGGCCTTCCGTGACAGTTATGCCCGGCTCGCTGCTGATGTGGTAGCCAATGGGGGCAAGGTGGAATGGTTTGTGAGCCGTGGCTACAACCGCGAGCATCAAGCCACTGCCATCATGGATGCAGTACGCAAAGGCCGCCTGACTGCTGAACAGGCTTTGACCTGCCTGCCTTCCGAAGCGGCGGCAGAAAGGCATTTGCTGGAAACCGGCGAGCCACTGCCTGCCCTGCCGAACGGCAACCCATTCCGCCCGCAGATTGCCGCGCTGCTCGAGCGGCTGACGATGGAGGCG